CTGTTAGTGGGAATGTATCCAAAAGGATAGGCACTCTGCAAACTGGCAATCCAAGGGAGTTAGAGGCTTCCTGGACTATACCGGGAGATAAAGAGGTTGAGAGTTTGATACACGGCTTTTTCAAACCATATCGTATCAGGGGAGAATGGTTCGAAGAGAATTGCTGGTATGATATTCTGTTTGAGTATTTTAGAGAAAATATAAGGGCTATTGTTCAAAACTATACCACTCCATATAATAGCGGCCCTAATTGTGGCATGTGGGGGTTTAATGAAGGAATGGGTGAGGACTCTATCCCCGAGATTAAACATTGGCTAAAGTCTGAAATGGTGGGAGCGGCGGCATAATGACGGAATTGACAAAGAAACAGATAGTGGATGAATGCGGAAGCGTTTGTTTTTCCTTTGCCTATTTTCTGTCAAGGTTCTGTTACATCGAGGCCAAGGAATCCAAACAACCGATGCTTTTCAAGTTATGGCCGTCTCAAGAGCGTATCCTGCCAAAGATCCTCGACTCAATGCTACTGGTGGTCCTGAAGGCACGGCAATTAGGTTTAACCTGGTTGTGTGCTGCATACTGTTTATGGTTTGTCATAACCAAGCCCATGAAGCTGATTGTGGTCATATCGGCTAAGGGTGATTGGGCGGTCGAATTTATGGATCGAGTTTATTTCATCATGCGCTTGCTGCCTGCCTACCTGTTACCAAAAATCATCAAGCAAACAAGTGAAAATTTAGTTGTCGAATTCCCGGGCGGTCTACAATCCACATTGAAATCAATCCCTACCACGGAGGCCGGGGCTCAATCTAAAACCCCGGATGTCCTGATATTGGATGAAACCTGCTGGAACCCATACATTCGGGAGATTTATAACGCAAGCAAGCCGGGGATCGTGGCGGCAGCAGGTCGTATCATTGCCATTTCAAACAGTATCAAGACAGCTCCTGGGTGGGGATGGACCAGGGATATATTCACCGGGGCGATGAAGAACGAGAATGATTTTGACTGGATCTTTATGCCATGGTGGGACAGACCGGGGAGGGCGACGGATGAAGAAATTAAGCAATTTGAGAAAGATGGAACGCATCCGAAGGCATTTATTGAAGGCGAACTTAGGGGAGGCATGCACCCGGACGATGCTAAAGCACACTACCCTGCGACAATCGAGGAAGCGATCAGCGCCATATCGGGGAGCTACTTTGGAAAGTCGCTTGCCAGGCACGACAAGCCGGTGCCAGGAATCAAGGGACGGTTGACCTATAATAAGCAGAGCAAGCTGGTTGATTTCGCGCCGGAAACTCACGGCATCTTAGAGGTCTGGCGGTATCCGTATTATTTACTGGCTGATTACGACGAGATCCCCTGGGAGCGCCGGTACTGCATTGGGTCTGACGTATCTGAGGGATTGGGGCAATCGTATTCAGTTGCGTATGTGATGGACCGCAAATCTCAGGAGTTTATCGCAAGGCTGAGATCGAACAGGGTTGACGCTCATACATGGGCCAAGCTGCTGTATTGGTTAAGCGATTATTACAGTTATTCCAGACCATCAAGCGGGGAGAGTTGGCACGAAAAGGAACGGGCGCTTATCTGTGTCGAGACAACAGGGGCCGGCCAGACGACTGTACACGAACTAAAGCATCTAAACGCTAATCTGTATGTTCAGCTGGCAGCTGGCAAGGTAGGGTCAGAGGTTACTAAAAGGTTTGGTTGGCACGAATCAAACCAGGCCAAGCATGATATGTCTGAGGATTTAAGGCATTTTCTAATATCCACACTGGGCAAAATATACTGTCCTATCCTGGTCAACGAGTGTTCGACCTGGATTCTACACGATAACGGACAGGTGGGTCCAGAGGACTCGACTCGGTTTGGGGATTGCGTGGTCGGTGCGGGTCTGACGGTACAGGCTGACATATTCATGGAGGGCAGCCCGAGACAGATTATGCCGCCGTTGACGGGATGGCGGGCTCGGTTCGAGGAGAAGGGGAGGTCAAACTGGGCACTGTAATCGACTTAAAAGAACGTAAGACAAACCGATACAAGGGTGTTTCCGTCAATCACGACATAGCCGAGGCCCTGAAGGAGCTGCGGCAATACGTTGAGAATCAGGGAACGGGCAAGACGCGGCTGGTGCAAGGAATCTATCAGACAAATCCGCTGGATGAGGTGCAGACAACGAAAGTCGGAGCATGGGAGTTTGGGTATCAGGTAAAGCCTACGATCGATCCTGGGCTGTTTGAGAGGAATATCTTTATCAAGTTACGCGGCCAAAAGATTTTGGAAGTTCCGAAGCGGGAGCGTGAGCCTGTCCTGGGGGCTGTGTTTGATGCGATGATCGACAAGGGCAATGAATGGCCCGAGATGGCTTTGGTAACCGATGATTGCATTAGGATCCGACAGCATTTTGCCATTGTTTATTGGAACGAGTTTAACCCTGGGATCGTAACCCCTGGAAAGAAGGGATAAATGACATTTGAACCAGCCAATAAGACTATATTTGTAACGCTTATTAATGGATCGGTAGTAGACAGTATCTATGTTTTGGTTGGCAAGATTAAGCTGAAAGATTCTACAATCACCGATTATGACATTAACGATGTCGTGCTTTTTGCCGCGGCGGCGGCTTTGCCTATAATTTTCGGTGGCGTTGCGTATAGGGCGATTAAAGAAACTGACATTTTAAGCAAGGTTATTTTGTAATGGATTCAATCGACGTAACGAAAATCGAGGAGTCTGACGCTCCCAAAATGGTTGTTGAGGTTTACCGGGAGTTAAAGCGGTTCAAGAGCGATTCGGAGCGCGAAAAGTGGGCGAAGCGTGACAGGGACGCTGAGAAGGCTGTTGTTGAAAACGAGATTTGGGATGACGCCGAGAAGACAGAAATGAAAGATACGGGTCAGATCCCGCTTGTTATCAATCTGGTTAATAAGGGAGTTCAGGGGCGAGCTGCGATTGTCACGGCCAACAATCCCGAAATCAAGGTTTATCCTGAAAGGGAGGCAGATCCGTTTGTTGCTGAGCTGTTAAAGGGTGGCATTGATTTTGTATGGGCCAAGAACAGCGGCAATGATGTGGTTTATGACGTTGAGAGACGAAAGAATATCGGGGGGATCGGGTTTTTCAACGGGTTTATTGAGGCCTCTAAGGGTATGTTCGGCCGGATCGTAATCGAGGAAAATGATCCGATGATTTGGCACTGGGACGCTGAATCGAAAAAGCGGGACCTGTCAGACAGTCATTTAATCAAGGCGCAGCTACGGACAAAAAAATATATTAGAGATCATTATGAGGGCATTAAGGATGAAGACCTGGTGTTCGAGCGCATGGTTGACATCAGTTCTGACGATGGTGATAAGACCGACAGCCTGACCGGCGGGGACAACTACATCCATGACACAAAGACGCCCGGGGAAACCGACGCTGAGAAGGATAAAAAAGAAATTTGGGAAATCGAGGCCTGGTGGTTGAAGACCGAGAAGGAAGACTGGGTAATCCTGATGCGCGAAGGGGACAGAACCCCTACCGTAGCAAGGTTGGAATTGCAGCCTGGGCAGAAACCTGATGATGTTATTCAGGATTATATTGCAAGAGCGGCCGAGAAAGGGGAAGTCTTCACGATGGCTGATCATTGGCCCCGGAAGATGCAGAATCGATATTTGAGAATCATAGTCGGCAAGAAAGTCATAAAACAGACCGAAGATGACAAAACAGAAGTTGAGGAACGCAAGAACCCTTACGGTCTTGACAGCGACGGCGATCCGGTATTGCCGGCCATTCCGTTAATGGCGGATAGGGGCAGAAAGTCTTATCCTTATGCACCGACATTTTACGCTCTACCAATCAATAAAAGCCTGTGCAAACGCGAGGCCCAGTTTATTTATACGGTTTCAAAGACGCTCAATTCTCCAATTGTAAGGGATGCAAATTCTAAGTGGTCTGGACAGCCTGATAAGCCGGGGAGCGAACTAATCACCGGGGCAAATCTGCCATATCAACCGTACCGACTAGGGCCCGGCCAGGTGGATCTTTCAGGCCTGGCAATGCGAATTGAAGAAGACAAGGGCAATATCCGGGATCAGTACGACATTCCCGAAATCCTGACCGGCAAGGTGCAGAAGGGCCAGGAGAACATGAGCGGACGGCTGGGTCTGGCCTTGCAGGACGCGGCCAGCATGATGCAGAACCCGGGGTTTAAATGGCTGGAAAGTTCTATGATCAGGCTTGCTAAGTTGATTTTAGCCATGATGTTAAAGACCTGGCCACGGTATATGTGGGAAAGACTATTGCCGGAAGAGGACAAGGGCAAGCGGTATCCTGACGGCGTGGAGCCTCCCCAGGATATTCAACCTGGGACTGACGCGGCATTAGAGGAAGAAGAAAAGCTGCGGGCGAAATGGGAGGCGGCTATTGAAAAGATCGAGAAGGGCGGAGTTGACCTGATTGATTTGGATATCCGCTTGACAGCCGGCAGCTCACTTCCGACAAATCGCATGGCGAAAGAACAGGTCAGTATGGAGAAATACAAGGTGGGCCTGTACGATCGGAGGGCGGCGCTTGAATACTCGAATGACCCAAAGGCAAAGGAAATATCCGACCGCATGGACGCCAAGGAAGAAGCGATGATGCAGGCGGGAGCGGTCAAGAAATGATCGTCAAGGTCAAAGGCGGATTCAAGGTTGTTTCTGAAAAGGGCAAGGCATTGAGCAAACTGCTGAAAAGCAAGGCGGAAGCGAAAAAGCGATTGCAACAGGTTGAATATTTTAAGCATTTAAAAAAATAGAGGTTACGAAATGACAAAAAGGACGGATATGCAAACTTAAAACACAATTTGGGCTAATCTAAACCTGATCCGTTTAGAGACAGCAAATTAAGGGGCAGTCTGGTGCCAGACCATCAGGCGAGCCCCTTTTTTGTTGCCCTGAAAATAACCCACTTGCCGGGGAGACGGCATGGAAACCAAATTAAGCGGCTTACCGGCATACAGGTATGGAAGAAAGGAGAAAGATTATGAGAGAGGACAAATTAAACGGCGTTATTGACGAGGAGCTTACGCCCGAAGAACTGGCGGCCTTGGGAGAGGAAGAGGAAAAAGAGGACCTGGAAGAATCCGAGGAAAAAGCCGACGAGGGAGACGACGGCGAGAAGGTTGGGGGAGATGATGAACAAGAGGAAAAGGAGAACCTGATTCCGCAGTCAGCGTTTGACAGGCGGGTTGCTGAAATCAGGACGCAATCAGAACAAAAACTCGATCTTTTAAAGACGAACCCGGAGGAATATTACCAGCGTTATCCCGACGAAAAACCGGCTGGGCAGGGTAAACCCGCAACATCGGACTTTGAGAGCGGAAAGCCTGCGGAGGCCGGCAAGGTTGAGGATCTTACCATCGAGGGCGGAACATATGACGGCTGGAAGTTTGGGGATGTATTCAGACATGACCCGGTAACAGCCTATAAGATCAGCCCGTATCACGCGCGTTTGATCCACGACCGGCAGCTTGATTCTGAAAAGGAACAGCGTTCAAGTATTGAACGGCTTAAATCCGAATCAGAGCAAGAGGTTGTCAGTTTTTCGGTAAGCATCGCCAAGGAGCTTTTTGAAAAAGAAGATGCTTTAACCCCTGAAGAAACCCAAAAAGTCGACGCGGTTTTAAACAAAACCCTTGACTGGATGGGAAAGACCGGACGGGGCGGCGGTATCCTGGCAGACGCTTACTGGCTGATGAATCGGGAAGTCGACACGAAGAAAGCAACGGCGAATGGTGCAAAGGCGGTTATTAGTGCAGGCCGCAAGGGCAGGGTTCAGACAATATCCTCAAGCGCTAGCGGTGGAGAATTAACCGGCTACGAAGCGATGGAGGCTATGAGTGCTGACGATCTTGAGGACGAAATGGGGCGATGGTCGGAAAAGAAGTTCACTGAATTTCTAAAGAAAGCGCCGTCATCGCTCCGGAAAAAGCTGCCTGATCTTCCGTGGGAATAGTTTTTAAAAGGTCATTTCAAATAATGGAGGAAAATCGAAATGACTGACTGGGCATTTGCAACAGGAGACGCCCTAACTCGAAAGGCGTGGGCGAAAAAGTTTTGGATTGAAGCCAAAACGGAAAGTTATTTTTACGGTAATGGACTTGTCGGCAGGAACGAAAACCAGGCGATAATTGTCGAACTGCCCGAACTTGAAAAAGAACAGGGCGACGTTATCACTTACGGGACGGTCCGGGAATTATCCGGCGCTGGTATAACGGCTGACAGTGCGATGGAGGGTTCTGAGGAACAACCTTCCGTTTATGATGACAATGTAACCCTTGGCCAGAAACGAAACGCAGTAAGAACCGAAGGAAAATTGTCCGGCCAACTTCCGAGCAATAAAGGTTTGCGGACATGGGCGTTGGATCTTTTAAAACGCTGGATGGCGATGACGGTTGACAAGGATCTTTTCACGGCTCTTGGGTCATCGCTGACCAAGGCGATTTATGGCGGGGATGCAACCGCTACGACCGACATTGAGGCCGGCGATTATTTCACCCTGGCCCTGATTGCCAAGTGTGTGGCTTATTCGAAAAAGGCGACCCCTCTTATTATCGGGCCTTCTTTCAAGGGGAAAAAGACAAACGGCGTGATCGTGATTTCACCGGATCAATCGTTTGACCTGACGGAAAGAGACGCAGCTTTTAATCAAAGCCGCATGGACGCCGCACTTCGCGGAAACGACAACCCGATATTTACCGGGGCCCTGGGGATGCACAAGAGCGTTCCGATACATGAACACTCGCGGGTAGCCATTGCAACCACCTGGGGCGGTTCAACTTTAAACGGTGCGACCGCTCTATTTATGGGAGTGGGTTCGGGCGTTATCGCGTATGCCGAAAAGAAAATCTGGAATGAAAAAACATTCGACTACGCGAATAAGTACGGTTTCTGCATCGGCAAAATCTACGGTGTTTCAAAGACAGTGTTTAACTCCGCTGATAACGCCGTTGTGGGTGTCAGAACTTACAGGTCGAGCAATTAACATGACTTGGGTTGATAGCTTTAACGCTAGCTGCGTAAAGGCGAGAAGAACGGACCCTCCCATCCGTTCTTCAACCCTTGGTATAACGGGAGAAAACAAGGGGAGTACTTGAAATGACAAAATTAACAGACCCAGTAGAAGGGAAAATATCAGACCAAGAGCCTGATGAAGAATCTTTTGGAACGAGTGAACACGATGAAAGCGTATTGTCTGAAACAGAGATCGGCGCGCTGCCCGAAAAGATTACACAAACACCGAATCCATTTGACGGATACCCCCTGGCGAGGAAAGTCAAGGTTGGCGAGGTTATGGTGAGCGCGACCTATATTATGCTTTTAAAAGATCCCGATAATATTTTTCAAGATCCATCCGGCAGGGGTGTTACCCATGAGTTTTTTGCAAAGAACAAACAGGGGGAGGACATCCGGCTGGAAGATGCGGACGGGAAATTAAAAAAGCCGAAGGTCGAGAAACGCACTTCCGTTACTCTTAAATCCTACCATAACAGGATTACGGTGCATCCTATTACGGGAGAGGCAACCGATACTGTATTTGATCGTTATATCATGGTGGGAAGCAGGGAGAGGATGTGCGCGCTAGTGCCAAGCCATATCGCCCGGGCGCAGATTTGTCTAATGGTGGACAATAAAGGCGTTATTCGTATTGATCGCAGATATGAACTGGCCGATCCGAAACAGGCAAGTAGAATCAGAGAGGTTTTCAACCAAGTGCATTACCAGCAAATGAAAACTGAAAGAATGGCTCAAAAATTTGATCAGGATCCCGGACTATCGGGCTAAAGGAAGGTGTGACCAATGGGAAATGTTTATGCAAATATAAAACCCACAGGTTTAATGAACAAGGACCTTGTTGACGCGCTGTATATGATCGTGAGTGCGATAAAAACGCTATGCACGAAGTTGGACGCTGACGGTCCGCAAACGACATGCCTGGCGACTTGCTACACGGCTGTTTTCAATGGGCTTATAACTGACTCGAAAGGAAACAGGGTTGGACAGGGGATTGCAGAAACGTCCACGGTCGAGCCGACCTATATCATCGGTCCCGGTAATATTACGGACGCGGCGCTTAATGCAGTGATGTATCAGATTA